CCGAACAGAATTAAATGGGTCTTATGACCCCTATTAGATTAACTTATGTTAAGTAGTTCTCATTAAATAACACAAAGCCCAGTATGGAGGGATGTTCTTACCAGTACCTGACTCTCCTCCAGCAGGGTTATCAATTGTGTGTGAGTGAGTGCCTCCATCATATATCTTATCAGTGTCTGCTGCTTGAGTGAATACACTACCATCTAAATCACCAATAAAACCTTTATTTCCATTGCTCCAAGCATCCTCATCACCTGCTCTGTTTGATGCTTTAAATGAGTGGTTGTGTGCACCATTATCTTGAACATTATGAGTATGATTCACTACAACTGCATCAGCACTACCAGCCGCTTCATCAACTACAGCAGTAGATGCATTAGCAGTACTACCAACACCCATTACAAACTTATCTCTCAGATCTGGTGTGCCATTAGTACCATCACATATTTGCCAGTTAGTTAATAATTCTGCCTCTGCAACAGTACCAGCCCACATAATGATACCGTTTATAGGTACCCATGAAGCAATAAGATTAGCACTAAGTTTATCAGCATCTATCTGATCATCTTCTATAGCTTCTTTTGGTAATTTATAAACCATTTTATGATATCCTCTTTATAAATGCCATTGCATAATATGGAGGTAAGTTCCGATTAGTTCCAGCAACTCCAGCTGGATCAGTACCAGTAATTCCAGTAAACACACTACTAGATGTCATCGTCAGTGTATTGTTTAGAGAGGAATTATCGTTCAGAGTATTTCCAGATCCACTATCAGAATCATTTGAATTAAATGTATGAGAGTGTTCTTGGTCAGTTATATCATGACTGTGATCCACTACAACTGCATCTGCAAAACCACCACCAGCATTTTGTTCTAAGTATGGATAGGTAGTGTCAGCAGTATATGCAGTACCACCTGGAGTATCTTCTGCTGATACACCTGAATCTTCCCAAGCACCTACTATAAATTTGTTTCTTAAATCTGGTGCACCATTAGTACCATCACATAGTTGCCAAGATGTCATGTTAGCAAGATCTGCTATTGTACCAGACCACATTATGATACCACCTATAGGCACCAAAGCATTCTTTACATCCTCTGCAAGTAGTGCTTGAGTAACGTTCGATGGTTCAATTGCATTAGTTGGTAACTTATATACCATTGTCCAAAGTTATTTTATTTCTATTTATCTTTCTTATCAAATATAAAAGGACCATTCTCAGATCCCCAAACCTGTTTACCATTCTTATCAATACCACCATCAATAACCACGTAGTAATTTGGTCCTAACTCTACTCTACTAACAAGTTCAGCACCCTTTACCATAACACCAGGTTTATTGACTCCTCTATAAACTTCTCCCATCTTTTGAAAGATCAAATCATTAACAGGATTCTTTACTATTATAATATCATCTTGTGGAACTATAACAATATCCTTTGATCTATATGGTTCATCCTCGTGACTATATCTCTGCTCACAATGAAAAGAAAACTCACCAGTTCTCTGGTGAGTCAAATAGATATGGGCAAATGATGTTGGGTTTGAAGATGCTTGTGCCCAGTTGTCATACTCACCTTCAAACCAATCTACAAACTCCACTATATTACAAAAGTAGTTAACCAAGCGTAACCAATCAACCAAGCACACAGTCCACCAAGTACCTTATAATATTTCCTTATAGGTGTACCAAAATATTGTTGACCAATCATTAAACATTTATGTGCTGGTGATAGTAAGTAACCTGAGTACTCAGTTGCTAAGAACCATACAAGATACTTAGGACCAAAGATTGCTACCAATGCTGAAGTCATACCAGCATACTTACCTGATGATCCCATTATCCATGCTGCTATTGCTGCTACAATACTAACAGGAATAAGCATAGAAGGATCTGCACCCTTAAGATACTCCATAACAGGTCCATTAATCTGCTTAACAATACCACCTAGTGCAAGAACTACTGTTGCTATGATTGCAAACTGTCCATTAAGGTACTTACCCCAGTTCCAATCCTTACATAGGATACTATAGTAACATGCCATAGCACCAAACCAAGGGAAGAAGAATATAGCACCACCCTTACCTGTTGTTAATAAGAACCATAGGGTAGCAATAAATGGTGCCCAACCTCGTAGTGCTCTCTGCCAATCAAACTCTCTAATATTATCCATGTTAGGTACAACACTCTCAGGATCTACCTTAGAGAATATGTACCACCAAGTATATGCTAGGCATATAATAAGTGGGACTATAGTGTATTCAAGATACTTTGTATAACTTATACCTAATACTGCCATTGGTAATACCACTGTCTTCTCTAGTGGTGACCACCAATAGTAATGATGTGTTGAAAGATAATCTATAATACCAAATGCACTTCTCTTTCTTTTATCTGGAGGTGCTATCGCATCAAGTAAAGGTGCTGAGAGGGCAACTCTACCAGGAATAGGAAGAATGCCACCAAATATAGAAGTAAGTATGATAAGAATTCTGTTGTCTTTGACATACCTTTTAATTAATGAGTAAACGTCATCAAGTACGTGATAATTTCTAATGAATCCTCCAAGGATCATGATGCCAAAAATGTAACCCATGTAGAGTTCATTCTTTAATATAGATTCAATCATAATAAATTAAATGATATGATAGTCCGAGGGACTTCTGATTTATTTATTGGTGCCTCATGAAGGACAAAAGCAGGGAAGAGAAATAGATCTCCTTCTACTGCATCTGGTCTAAAGATCTGATGCACCTTATCATTAGGTGCAAAGAAAGGTCTATAGAATGTAGTTGATTGATGAACCTCTGGATTGAAATCAGCATAGAATACTGCTGACCAACCATCATACCCATGATCATGTGGTGTATGATAATCATTCTTTTGTGATGTCTGCCACCACAACCTAGTAATTCTTTCCACCTTTAGTTTCTTATGTAAAGGTTCCAGATATGGATGAAGCATATTGAGAAACTCAATGTGTTCATTATAATCAAAATCATCCCAGTAACTGGTGACAATAGAGTCATCAGTATTCTGAGATACTCTCTCTGGACTCTTTACTTTAAGATTAGAAAGGACAGACCCCTTGAGGTCTGCCCATTCTTTGATGTGGATATGATGATGGGGTATTTCAAACACTATACTAACATATTAGATTCCAATAGATCCGCTTCAACATGATCTAAGATGACATTGTAATCATCTTCGGGATCCTGATACAATTGAATCCCTTGATCTTCATAGTACCTAGTTAACTTTCTATACAACTTAGGGTAATCAAGATCGAGTGCGACTTGACCTTCTATTGCATCAGTTAATTTTCTTAGGTCTGATTTGAACTTTGAATAGAACTTTGTACTAGACATTGTTTTATCGTGGACAGTTAGAGTTTACTATAAAATGACAGGTTTGTCAACCGAACTCTTCTTCACGACGACTATTAAGATACCTAATTACCTCTTCCCTCCACTCCATCATTTCATGGTAGCACTCTTGGTTATGAGCACAACCACGTAAACGTGAGTCAGGTTTATGTAATGATTCTAGTAGGATGGTGAGTCCATCTCTACGTTTTTGGTGTTTGTCAGTCATCGTACATCAAAATCAAGTTTGCGAACCTTTCGTTTACGACGGTTCTCTTGCCATTGTAACTGATCTTTAGTTAAAAAACTGTGATCCTTAATACTTTCTTTATGGTTGACTATGAGAACTTTAGATAAATTCTCAGCCGAGATTGTATCATCTGATAACACCATCCTATTAGAACATCCACAGCACTGTGCTTTACTCGAACTAGTTAATTCTATATTACACTGGGTACATCTTACTATCATCACCTTGCATCCTGTTACTACTATTTATGTTGAGTACTCAAAATAATCTTTACGGTAGTACCTACCGAGAATATTACTGTTGTAGTATGCAGGAGTACCGTCTGTCATACTTTCAGTTAGAACACCATTAGAGAATAATAATCTCGTCTCTTCATAGTTGGTCTTACCCAACGTAGTGTGTAAACTTAATATCTCTCTCTTAAAATTCTCTTTACCAAATTTCTTTATATCATCCTTTAACTCAGGACATGATCCATAATACTTTTTCCAATCAGATTCTTGCTTTGATCTTCTAGTATGTCCTTTCTTCTTTCTAAAACTCCAAAAGTATTTCCTACCAATATACTTCTTTGAGGTTGTCATATTTGTTATCAGATAACAAAAACCATAATATCCATTGACTAAATCTACATCAAAGATCTTATTCTCATACCACCATGGATTCTCGTACATACTATACCAATCACCTATGGTATATAGACACCTCCTGTCTTAATTTCTTTCAATTGTCTGGAAACTTCTTCTTGTATAAGTTCTTTCCTTTCTAGTTTAAAGTGTTCAGTATTTTTATCGTATAGGTAAACAAAATGAATCATAAACATACTGAAATCAAATATAACCCACAGAGAAGTAACAAAGGAAATATAATGTATTGCCTTTGATCTAATAAATTTATTCATTGCCAACATTCGTAAAGAAAATTAGAATACATTCTCTCTTTCATTTGAAAGGTGTCGATCATATATTCCCAGTTGTAGTTATGTAGGTCGTACTTGAATAGTAAATCTTGACTTCTCTTTGAAGCATACTTCCAGAAAGGTGTATCATAATCACAACCATTCCTATAGTGTAAGTTAATAAAAAGTATACACTCCTCAACTAACTTATTAAATCTAGGGTTAGGGTTTATACCCTTACACATAGCATCCATGATTATATTATTAATGAATCCATAAGCACCTATAGAAGTTGACTGAAGAGGTTCAAAGAACAATGCTCTATTACCATTGACAAATACATTACCGTTCCTATTAACTATACTTGGTGCATGATAACTCTCAAAATTATAATGTCTGAAGTTATCAGGACGACTACTATATCGTGGAGTATATCCATCTATACCCTCATCAACCATCCTTTGAATGTCTGAGAATGCTTCCTGTTCTGTAGTGATCTGATCGTTAAACAAATATCCAAAGCTAACTCTATTGCTCAGAGGAATGCCAAACATCCAACCATTCTTGTGAGCAATATGATAACTATAATCCCATGAACATGGTTCCATAGAATCAAATACTATGGCACTATTAACATGAATAGGCAGTGGATTATCTACACTCTTAACAAATCCTCTACAATCTATAGCATAATCATACCATTGATTACCAATAATTACTTGATCTCCATCACCATTAATACCATTAACCTTACCATGAAGTTCCTTAAAATTAGGATACTTCTCCTTTAATCTTGGTAATACGAAACCAGCAAGTTCATTGGTATTAAAATGTATACCATGAGAACCTGCAAAGAATGGTACGAAACCATCTCCCTTCCAATTCTTAAACTTAACTCCAAACTTAGCAGTAGCATCAAGATCATCTCTGTTCTCAACATGACTGTACTCTACAGTAGCAAGTGATGCAGGAAAATTATATAGAGTTGCTTCCCCTACACCTAAAGGTGCTATCTGTGGATCATGGATAAGATCTATCTCTGTACCTTCTGGTAATCCATAACATAAATCAAGGGCAGTCAGCAAACCTGCTGTACCTGCCCCTACAATACCAATCTTCATTTTTTCTTTTCGTGAACATCGTATGTGATAACGATCTTCTTCCAATAAAGACCAGAACTATCAGCACAATCAGATCTTTCCATCTGTCCACCTAACTCAGCAGTAATCTGTAAGAGTTCTGATATAAGATCACCGTGATCCTTATCAGGGGTGATAATAACTTTAGCATCAAATTCACTATTAGTTGCATTTGGATTTGCTTTCTGTGAATAAGTCATAATTTTCTCCAAGAAATAATAATACGTTCAGTTTGTTCACCCTTCATATCAAGGGTTTGTTGTTCAAGATTCGACCAGAGACCCAAACGATCTCCTAATCTCACGTAGATCCTCAAAATTCTTCTGCTTAGTGCCTCCATCATAACTCCATGCATATCCTTCAGTAATCATTTGCTCGTTAAGAGACACGTCTGAATCCCCAATATATAACCAACCAAGAAGACGACCATACTTCCCGACCCCACCATGGAGCTCAGTCCTAATACTAAGCTCAGCATCACCAGCAAGCGTGTCTTCCAACTTATCCTTGAGCCAGTTCGTTGCGTCGATTCCGAGTTTCTTCTCTTCGAGGTCTCTTGTTCTTTTCTCTGGCGTATCAACTCCAGCAATTCTGACTCGCTCTTTTTTGTAGAGGTCAAATCCAAGGTCAATTGTGACATCAATCGTGTCTCCATCTAGTACTTTGTTGATCTCCGTCACTCGGAAGTTGTAACAACTCTTCCTCGACGGTGGGGTCATTGCTCCCATCTTCATACTCCATAAGTGTATTATTTAGCATGGATTCAATGGGGGTTCTTTTCTGTTCCGACTGGTAGTTCCTTATGTCCTGAATCATTTGACCCATGTTCAGAGGAGATGTGACTATCAGTAATGGGGTTAGGGTTCCAATCATCGTATTTAAATATCCAGTATATGGTAATGCCTACTGCTACTAACAGTATAGCAATCATAATATTTACACTGTGTACTACTTCTGACATTAATCATATTCACTCTTGTTGAATATGTATCCATCTTGACTTTTGTTTCTGATAATGATTCTATTATTCTCATAGTCAGCAGCAAACTCTAGTATATCTTCATGACCCCACATGAGTTCTTCATATAGTGCATTAAGTTTTCCCATGTCTTGCCACAGGTCATTTGGTACGTTATCCATGTTTTTGAAAGAACTCCTTTAAAGATGATTGGCAGTTTGGTGGTTCAGGATCTTTATATCCTTTTATCTTCTTCCATTTGTTATACAATGCACCTAGTATCCATGACTGAGATAAACTCTTAGGTCCATTCTCTAACAACTCAAGTTGCTTCTTGTCACTTGTGTATGCTTTGTATTCTTCTCTCCAGTTGGAGTCATCAAATGGTTTATCAGTCATGAATTCTCTTTCGATCTAATTCATTACGTAGTTGTCTCTCAAGTTCAACCTCCATAGTTACAAGAGAATCTTTGAGATGATGTTCAAATTCATTCTCTTCAATCAGATCATGTAGATGTGCTACATGTTCTAGAGCAAACATTAATTTAGTTTGTAAATTCATTTTCATGCTTTCAACCATTTAGGTACATAAACAAATAATAAAACACAAGACCACCATGTAACTAAGGCAGTAATATCAATCCACCTATGATTCCATGATGTAAATATGAGTCCATTAATAACAGCACCCACCCACACATAATCTAATACAGAATGAAACTTCTTCCAGTTGTCACCAAAGTTTTTAATAAGTTCCTTTCTCCATTTAGCAAAGAGTGGTGATTGGTGTCGCATAATAACGAACCCCTCATTGAGTACCATCACTGTAAATCCAATCCAAAAAATCATAGTTTAAATCCTGCAAATGTATCTTTCTTGACATCTTGTTTGATGCCACCTACTACATATGATTCTACCTCAGTTTCCTGTGGTGCTACTTGTAGTCCTTTAGATGAGATCCAATGAGAAGTCCATGGTAATGGATTGTTCTTAGCAGGTACATCATATATTGGTTTGATTCCTATCGCTTTCATACGACGGTTAGCAATCCATTCAACGTACTTGTGTAGAAGTTTCTCGTTAAGACCTATCATTGTTCCTTTCTGGAACAAATAATTTGCCCATGCCTTCTCTTCCTCTACACACTTCTTGAACATCTCAATTACATTTTCCTCTTCTTCTCTAGCAATCTCTGCAAACTCTGGGTCATCACCGTCACGCCATTTATTAAGGATGTTTTGCGTGATGACAAGATGTTGGTTTTCATCTCTGGCGATGAGAGAGATAATTTTAGCGGATCCCTCCATAAGTTTGAGTTCGCCAAATGCAAACGAGCAAGCGAACGAGACATAAAATCGTATACCTTCGAGGATGTTGACATTAGCAACTGCTTGATAAAGTTTTCTTTTAACATGCTTCATCTCATATGAAGCAAGGAAAGAACCTTGACGGTCTTCTTTCCATAGGTTACCCGTGTCCCATTCATGTGCAACATTTATGAAACTATCGTAAGATTCTGTAACACTTGCTGCCCTACTTAGTATGTTAGGGTCTGTAAGAATAGTATCAAATACTTCTGTTACGTCTGGGTACACGTTCTTTATTATGTATGTGTAAGACCTTGAATGAATCATCTCCATAAAAGACCAACACTCCATACATGCTTCCAACTCTGGAAGAGAACAGTATGGTAAAAATGCCATACCAGGAGCACGTCCTTGTACAGAATCAAGCATGATCTGATACTTCAAATTAGAAGTAAAGATATGCTTCTGCTCTGGACGTAACTCCTGAAAGTCACCTCTATCTTTTTGTAAGGAGACCTCCTCTGGTCTCCAGAAATAACCTAACTGTGTCTTAGTAAGACGTTCAAATATAGGATACTTGAACTCGTCATACCTTTGAACTCCTAATGGTTTGCCAAAAAACATAGGTTGTTTAGTAGCATCATGGACTTCAGTATTAAATACTGTCATCCCTTCAAGTTTCTTAAATGGCACAGGACTCACACTCCTCCTCAGATGATAGGTCAGCAAGTAAACATTCTACGTTACTCTTTGATTCTGGCACATCATCATGCCAACCAACTGGATGTGCTGGTTCCTCTATCTCATCGGTCTTCATGTCGTGAGTGTTTTGATAGTAAGAGGTCTTCCAACCATACTTGTATGTGGTTAGCAGATCTTGTGCCATAACAGATACAGGAACTTCATTGTTCTCGTACTGTTCTGGATTATAGGACCAATTACCAGAAATTGCTTGGTCAAAGAACTTCTGCATCACGGAAACAACATTTATATAACCTGTGTTTCCTTTCATATCCCATAGCAATGTGTAATTGTTTTTCAATGAACCATATGATGGTACTATCTGCTTAAGTGGTCCTTTCTTTGACTTCTTAATAGATAGGTATCCTCTAGGAGGTTCAATACCATTAGTAGCATTACATACCACAGAACTACTTTCAGATGGCATCTGTGCTGACAGTGTAGAGTGTCTGAGACCATGTTCTACAATACTTGATCTCAATTCCTCCCAATCCATCTTCAAATCATTAGGTACTAACTCATCTACGTCCTTCTTATAAGTATCAATAGGTAAAATACCATCAGCATATTTTGTACGTGAGAAATTACCACATGGTTCTTTCTCTTTAGCAATTTGATTACTTGCCTTTAACAGATAGTATTGGAATGCCTCAGTAATCTCATGTACTAATCCCCATGCTTCTGGATCCTCATACTTAGCATCATTTCTAGCAAGATAATGTGCTAACCCTATGAAACCTACTCCAAGAGATCTTCTCGTCTTTGTAGCATGTTCTGCTGCTGCTACAGGGTACCCCTGATAGTCAATTAACTCTTCCAATCCTCTTACAGATAGGTCACATAATTCTTCTAAGTCATCTAACTTATTAAGTTTACCTATGTTAATAGCAGACAGAATACATAAAGCAATCTCTCCATTAGCATCATCTATATGATCAATAGGATCTGTAGGTAAAGTAATCTCTTGACATAAGTTACTCATATACACAGTATCCTTAAAGGATGAATGTGTATTACAATGATCTATATTCATGATATAGATACGTCCTGTCTCTGCTCTCTCCTTAAGGAGATCTAATATAAGTTCTTGGGCAGGGATATTCGTTCTCGGAATAGTTTCTTCCCTCTCGTATCGTTCGTAGAGTTCGTCGAAGGATTCAGTACCGAAAGCATCATAGAGACCAGGAACATCATGAGGAGAGAATAAACTAACATTCCCATTGGAAATGAATCTTTCATAAAATAATTTACTTAACTGGATACTGTAGTCGAGTTTTCTGACTCGGTTGTCTTCTGTTCCTTTGTTGTTTTTGAGGACGAGGA